ACGCAAATTGACGCAGCGATCGAAGCACTCCTAACCGGAGGTGCGTCTCAGTATTCCATTGGTTCTCGCAGCGTCACCAAACTCGATCTAGCCACTCTTTTCGAAGAGCGTCGGCAGTTGCAGATTCAGGTCGAGCGTGAAAGCGGATCTGGCGGTTTCTCCCTTGGCAAGTTGTCGAGGCACCGCCGATGATTTCCAGCCTGATCGATTCAATCGTTTCCGCAGTCAACCCGCTCGCCGGCGTCCGTCGCATGCAAGCTCGAAAGCTCATGCGATCCTATCAAGGAGCTGAGCCATCTCGAGTCAGCAGCAACCGAGCACCAAAAAACAATCCAGCCGATCAGGAACTGCTTGGTCCGTTCGGAGCCGATCGCCTTCGAGCATGGGGCCGCGATCTAGTCAGAAACAATGCTTACGCCTGGGGCGTCGTCGATACGATCGTTTCGTCGGTCGTCGGTTGTGGAATCAAGGCACAATCGACCTTTGAAACACCGCAAGGGGACGACGTCGAGTCGATCAACGACGAGCGAGACAAGATTTGGGCCGAGTGGGCCGAAGTCTGCGAGATCAACGGCCAGTACACACTCGACGAGATGCAAGCACTCGCACAGCGTGAGATTGTCGAAGCTGGCGAAGTCCTCATCCGCATCGTCCGCCTACCGTCTCGAGAATACCGAGGGATCTACCGTCCTGTTCCATTGGCACTTGAGCTAATCGAAGCCGATCGACTCGCTGGAGACAAAGACAACTACGCCGCCAATCTCGACAACTCAACCGGCAATCGCATCGTTCGAGGCGTCGAACTCGACGACCTTGGTCGACCCGTTGCCTATTGGATCTACAAAGATCACCCGTTACAGCCTTGGGCGTTCACTCGCACTCCAGAACGCATCCCAGCCAATGAGATCATGCATCTCTACCGCCATGATCGAATCGGCCAGACCCGAGGCGTCTCGTGGTTTGCACCGGCACTAAGTTGGATTCGCGACCTCGGCACCTACGTTGACAACGAACTCCAAGCCTCCGCGGTTGCATCCTGCTTCACCGTCGCCATCAAGACCGAAACACCCATCGGATCGCTGTCCGATCCTGATGGTGGAGATTCAGTCGACGCAGCCGGGAACAAGCTTGACTACCTCGAACCAGGTCAGATCGTGCGATTGTCGCCAGGCGAATCGGTCGAAGGCATCAATCCAGGCCGACCGACCGCAGGGGCTGAACCCTGGATCGCTTTGATTCTCCGAGGCATCGCGGTTGGAACAGGGCTCAGTTACGAAACCGTGGCGCGTGACTACAGCCAAACATCCTACAGCTCGTCGCGAACCAGCCAACTTGAAGATCGACGGCGTTTTCGGTGCTGGCAGCAGTACCTCATTCGGCACTTCCTGCAACCCACCTGGGACGCGTTTTGCGACGCCGCGGCACTCAGCTCCCTCCCGGCGTTCCCCTCCTCCGCCGATCTGCTAAGTGATCGTCGCAGAGCCGTTCCGGTGGAGTGGCAGACACCTGAATGGGAATGGGTAGATCCTCAATCCGAACAGGCCGCAGCCAAGGATGCGATCGAGAACTTTATGAGCACCTACCAGACCGAGCTTGGTCAGCGTGGCAAGTCATGGCGATCCGTTTTTTATCAACAGGCCAAGGAGCGGCGACTCATGGAGCAGCTCGGGCTCAAGACGCTCCAGCAGCAGCAGGTCGAAGTCTCAGCCGCTCAATCAGCGATGGGCCAAGCATCCTCCGAACCCGCACCCACTGGAAGCGGCGAAATGATGGGACTCTCAACCCTTCAGTTCAACCGCAACCGCAAAGCCATCGCCAAAACGCTTGACGACCTTGCCAACGGAGTGATCGGCGAAGCGACCGCCAAAGTGTTCTTGTCATCGATCGGCATGAACGAAGCCAACGCACAAGCGTTGATTGATGACGCCAAGGACGGATCCGTAGACACACTTCCCGACGAGGTGACACAGTGACACTCGCAGAAATCAACGCCAAGCGACGCAAGAAGATTGCACAAGCCATCCACAAGCCAGAGCCAGCAACCAGCATCCAGCGTCAATTTGGACAGATCAAAGACGGAAAGGCAGTCATCGCCACCGAGACACCCGTCATGGTCTACGACGACCTCAGGCGTCAATGGGTCGCTCAGGTGCTCTTGATGGATGGCGTTCGATTTCGTCAGAACCGCAATCAGCTTCCGATTGTCGACAGCCACAACGACCAGACCGTTCGCAACGTCTTTGGTTCCATCCGATCGATCGCTATCGAGGGTGATCAGCTCGTTGGGCAGCCAGCGTTTGCGAGCGATGAAGAGTCGCAAAAGATTGCCACTCGATACAACGAGGGTCATCTCAACGACTTCTCGATCGATGCTCAGATCCTCGCACGTCAGTACGTTCCAGAGGGCCAGAGCTACACGACATCACAAGGCAACGTCATCGACGGTCCTGCCGAGATTGTTACAGCGTGGGAACCCCACAACGCGTCGATCTGTGCAACGGGTGCAGATCCAAATTCCACTGTTCGTCGGTCAAGCGACCGGGAAGGGATTACGAGAATGGACGAGGCACTCATGGCCGCAGTTCAAAAGCTCGGCGTACCGGAAGGTATGACCGATCCAGTTCAAATCATCACGTTTTTGGCGGGTGCAGCCGGCCAGGAAGCGACCGAGGCACCAGAGATGCCAGAGGTCGAATCGATGATGGGCGAAGACAAACAACCGGAGGGCGAAGCGGCTCGAGCGGATGCAGAAATGGTCGCCGCCGCACAAAGCCAAGAGGACGCAGTCAAGGCCGAAGTTGCTCGCCAACTCGCTGCTGAGAAAGTGCGTCGTCAAACCATCATCAATGACGTGAAGCTCGCAAGACAAGATCGGGCACTTGCAGACAAGCTCATCGATGACAATGTTTCCGTCGAAGATGCCCGCAAGGAGATTATCCGAAAGATGGCTCAACAACCATTGGGAAGCGGAGCCATCGAAGGCTCCAGCGTTGCCGTAACCGCCTCCGAGCAAGACAAGTTCATGGAAGTTGCTTCCGCTGGTCTCGTCCAGCGTTGCTTCCAGGGCCAAGTCAAGCGGCAGGCACCACAAGTCCAGGGTGCAGAGCAATTCCGCAACCTTGGCGTGTACCGTCTCGCTGAACTTTGCGTCCGACGCATGGGAATCAATCCAGAGCGATACACTCGTCAAGACGTCGCACGGATGGCGATGGGCCACGAACCAACGTTCAACCGCCTCAACGTTCGACGATCCGCTGAGGCATACCACACAACAGGATCGTTCGCCAACCTCCTTCTGGATGCAGCAACCAAAACGCTGCGAGCCGCCTACGAAGAGGCACCGTACACCTGGGCTCTGTGGGCTCGCCAGGCTCAATCGGTCGAGGACTTCAAGAACATCAACCGCATCCAGCTTGGAGAATCTCCAAACTTGGAAATGGTCCCAGAGGGAGCACCGTATCCCGAAGGAGCTGTCACCGACTCCAAGCGATCTTACAAGGTCGAAAAGTTTGGCAAGAAGTTTTCCGTAAGCTGGGAAACCGTCATCAACGACGATCTCGATGCACTGTCGCGAATCCCTGCCATGCACGGAAACGCAGCTCGCCGAACCCAGGAAAAGGTCGTCTACGACGCCCTGCTAGCCAACCCAACGATGGCTGATGGTTTTGCATTGTTCTCGGCGTCGCACACCAGCGGCACGAACATCACTGCAACTTCCGTTGCTGCACCAAGCGTCACCACGCTCAATGAAGCGTTCAAGTTGATGGCTCTGCAAAAGGGTTTGAGCAGCGACGTCTACTTGAACCTCAGCCCCCGAACGCTTCTCGTTCCGCAAGCCTACGCTGCGACCGCATTGGAGCTGGTCAACAGTGCCTCGTACGCACAAAGCAACGGCAACGAAGGTGTAGTCAACATCTATGGAGTCAACGGCGTTCGACCTCTCCAAGTCGTTTCGACCGCGTTGCTCGATGCGAACAGTGCGACCAATTGGTATGCGATCGCCGACAACTCGCAGATCGACACCGTGGAAATCACCTTCCTCAACGGTGAAGAGTCCCCGGTTCTTGAAAGCGAATGGAACAAGGACAACGACACCTACCACTACTACGTGCGTCAGACGATGGCCGCAGCGGTCATCGATCACCGCGGTATCTTCGGAAACCGCACCTAGTTCGACTTCTGACAACTGACGCCCCTGGGCCTCGGCTTGGGGGCATTCTCTGATCCAAAACAAACTAAAAACACGGAACTTAAAAACATGGCTGGATTTGTAAATCACGCAAAATTCGAAGATGACTTCTTCGGCGGAAGAACGTTCACCGCAACGGTCGGTGAAGGAAACTGGAAGATCACCGACACATCGTCGAGCGGCACTCCAACGTATGCTTCGGTCAGCCCGTCGGCGACCGGAGAGATTGCACTGACTTTCGACAGTGCTAACGAAATTCAAAACGTTTGCCTGGATTTCGGTGACAAGCTTTGCTTCGACATCGACAACATCCAGCGAGCGATTTTCATCGTCAAAACAGTGGCATCGCTCAACGCAGCGACCACCTTGGCATTTGGACTGCAATCCGCACGCAACGACGACACCGACGCGACTGCCAACAATGCTCAATTCAAGCTTGCTGGATCAAACGCGATCGTTTGCGAGTCCGACGACGGAACCACTGACAACGACGATAAGGCAACTGGCCTATCGCTCGTCGCCACGTACCGCGAGTTCGTCATCGACTTCACTGGCGGCAAGTCCGACGTCAAGTTTTACGTCGACGGCCAGCGTGTTGCGTCATCGACGACCTTCACAATGGCCGCTGCGACATCATCGCTTCAGCCATTCGTGCAGATCAGCAAAACTGCATCGACCAACGTCAACAGCGTCACCATCGACTACGTTGCCGTGGAGTGCAAGCGATAACCGATGACCTTGCACGATGTCATTAAAGACGATGCCACGAGCCTATTTACGAGCGTCAACGATTTCGCCGAGCCTGTCGTCTATTACAAGCGAACAGGCAAGGCGAGATCCATCAATGCCGTTGTGGTTCGTGACGCATTAGCGATCCTTCCCGAGGACAGCGACACCATCACGCCAGTCTTTGAGGTCCACGTCTCCAACGACATCACCGAAGGCATCTCTAGCGAAGAACTCGACCTGGGCGGCGACGCAATCGCGTTCGCCGTCCGAGTCGGACGCAAACCAGAACGACGCACGATCACCAAGCTGATGTCGCACGACGAGGGGATGTTGGTTCTCGAATGCCGCTAGCACTCAACGAACAAATATCACTGGTCCTAAAGGGACGACTCGAAGCGATGATCGGAGACACCGCCACCTATCCGATCGACGTTTGCGAGGTCATCCGTCCTACGCGATCCATCGATTGGACACCACGCGACCGCCAGATTGTTCTTGTTCAAGGACAGCCTGAGATCGTCGAAGAATTGATGCGACCAGGCAATCCGCCTGCCACTGCATACCGCCAGACTTATCAGATCCGATGCCATCTCCTACCCAGCGAGCGACAAGCGGAAACGATTGACGAAATGCTCAACATGTTCCATGCCGACGTTGTCCGAGCCGTGTGCAGTGGTTCCTCCACCTGGCACACCTTTGGCGGACTGGCAGTCGACGCTCAATGGAAAAGCCCGGAGTACGTTTCCGCAGATGGTGGGATCGATGGCGTTAACGTGCCGATTGCCATCACCTACCGCACCGACGAGGACGACCCAACAGAGGTGCGAGCATGAGCGACTTTAGCTTTCAGATCGACGTCGACCAAAACGCACTTGCCGAGCTCAAGAAAAGCTTGGGTGATTTCGGCGGACATCTTAATCGCCATCTTGCCACCGCCGTCAACCGAACCGCAAAAAGCGTTGGCGTCGAGGCTGCGAAGCGACTTGGAAAAATCGTCAACTTCAAACTCCACTCGACCAACAAAAACACTTCCAAGTCGTACACAAAAGCCGCCACACTCAAGAAAGCGGTCATCCGCAAGAACAACGCCACACCCGACAACGCACGCGTCTCCATCAAGCTCTGGAAGGGACATCCATTCCCGCTTCGATGGCAGGAAGCCTACGAGTACGGAAAGACCAAGAAGGGCAAGCGGATCCGTTCCGGAGTTCGCTACAAGTCCGAAGTTGGCGGTGGCTGGACCTCAATCCTCGACGGATTCATTGTCCGCCAATGGGGAGGAAATGTGTACCAGCGAGCCGACGGCAGCCGCAACATGCGGAAGATGTTTGGCATGAGTCCTGGCGACTATTTCGTGAAGGCTCAGGTTCCACAGTCTGCTACTCGAGTTGCTGCCGAACGACTCCCCATCGAAATTAAACGACGACTACGCGAGGTCACCTTGGCCGCAGCGGGAAAAATCAAACTCCGAACATCTCCAGACCTGGGAGCCAATTAAATGACACTGCTCAAGCGAAAACGAGTCCTCGCCGCCAAAATCGAAACCACTCCCGGAACCGCCGAGACTCTCGCCGCTGCCGATGCGACGTTCAACGCTTACGACGTCATGATTCAGACCGAAACCGAAATGGAACAGCGAGAGGGCCAGGGATCTTTTGGCATGCGAGCCAGTGTTCCTGGTGGTTACAAAGGAAAGATCACATTCAAGCATGACGTGTCCTGGGACGGCACCGCGACCGAGCCTGTGTGGGCCGATACATTCCTTCCGGCGTGCGGATGGGTCAAAAGCGGTCAGGTGTTTACGCCGCGATCCGAAGCACCAGGAGCCAACGTCAAGACGCTCACAATGGGCGTCTACATCGACGGCATGCGAAAGCTTCTTGCCGGCTGTATGGGCACATTCAAGCTCAACTGCCCCACTGGCAAGACTGCCTTCATGGAGTTTGAGTTCTCCGGGATTTGGAGCAATCCGACCGACACCGCCATCTTGACTCCGACCTACTCCACCGATTCGCCGCTCCGGTTCGCAACATCGACGACCACATGGAACAGCGTTGAGCTGTTTATTGAGAGCTTCGTTCTTGACAGCGGGAACACCGTCATCCTCCGCGAGGACTCTGGCACCGTTTCTGGATTCAAGGCCGCACTCGTCACCAATCGGATTGTCACCATCACAGGCAACCCAGAATCAAAGCTTGTCGCGACCCAGGATCGCTATGGAAAGCTTCTCGATCTCAGCGAGCACGCATTGACGTTTGACATCGACGGACCAACCAACAGCAAGATCACCGTCGCAGCACCAAAAGCACAAATCACCTCCATCTCTGAGGGAGATCGAGAGCGGATGGTGGTCGACGACATCACTTGGCAATGCAACCGAAACGGATCGACCGCCGATCAAGAGGTATCGATGACGTTCACGGCTGCAACCTAGTTTTCAATCCTTGGAGGGGATGATGCCTATTTTTCTTGAACCCGATCAGACTTTCGAGGTCTCGCTAGAGATCGACAAAGATAAACCGATCGCAACCCGTCCTGTTTTCCTGGTCAAGTCGCAGTCGATGCGAGGCCAGCGAAAGATCATGGAGGCGATAGACATGCTACACGTCGACGGAGTCACCGTTTCCCAGGTCTTTGACGCGACGATTGCCCAGCTCGAGCGATGCCTTGTCGGATGGCGAAACATGGCAATTGATTTCGCCACTGACAAGATCGAGGACATCCTCAACTACAACGAGGCGACCGAGCTACTACGGAAGATTGCCTACAACCAGAAAATGAGTGGCGACGAAAAAAAATGATGCGAGTTGCTGCTTTGATTCGGCATGGCAAGCTGTGCCGGCATTGCAGCAACAAGGAATGCGTGGATCTCGGAACCGACACAGAACCCATCGAGCTTGAGTGCCCTGAGTGCAATGGCTCAGGGTGCACCGAGTGTGCACAAGGAACCATCAGAGTGATTGGATGCCCAAATAAATACTGCCGACCGATCGCGGACGCTGTGGCGTTGTGCGATCTGTACAAGCAAGGGCTCCCGCCTGTCTCTGGCGGTGCACTCGATCAGTCTGTCTGGTTCGTCGACGCTCAAAAGTTCCTCGAGCATGACGAATCGATGATTCGATCGGAGGATCTTAATGGCTAGCGAATCCGTCAGCATTTTGATCGAAGCCGAGGACAAGGCGTCCGCCAAAGTCGCCGCCGCAGCTCAAGCCATCGATCAAAACATCAAAGCCGTGAAGGATACCGGAGCCAAGGCGAAAGCCTCGACCGAGTTCATTGGCGTCCTCGCCGGTCAGCTCGGCGGGACAGAGATCGCGTCCTACGCTGGACAATTAGCAGGCGTCACCGAAAAGCTTGGTCAGTTTTCCGAGATGCAAAAGGCTGGAGGTAGCGGAGCGTTAGCGTTCAAGGCTGGGCTTGTTGGTTTGGTTGCAACGTTGTCATTCAATGTCGGTCAGGCGATCGGCAACGCGATCTTTCAGACTGACAAATGGAACCGCATGCTTGAGCAATCTCGAGCACGCATCCAAGAATTACGCGACGCTGGGAATCAAATCAAAGACCTTCGCTTTGCAGAGGATATGCAGGATCTCCAGCTCATCAAAAACCCTGATGAGCAAGCGGCTGCCGCCAAGCAAATGTTTGACGCGATCAGCAACAACCTTGCGACGGTGGAGGCTCGATACGGTCGATCCATTTCGCAACTTGACAAGATGAAGGCCGCGACGGATGCCGTAGGCCGCATCACTGGCGAACGCGGGCGAAACATTCAAGCGAAAGAGGATGAGATTGCTGCCGATGTCGAGTTGATCGACAAGATGCGTCAGCAAAAGATTGAGATTGGGAAAATCTATGGCGAACGTGCTTTAGAAATCGCAGCGATCAAAGCCAAGCAACAGGCTGAGGACGAGGCCGAGTCCAAGCGAAAGCAGATCAGTGCAAACTCGCTATCTCAGATGAAAGCACTGCGAGCACAGTACGACGAACTGACGATGGGATCGCTTGAGGCAAAAAAGGCTCAGCTACTCGCCGAGGGAGCCACCGCTCAAGATGCACAAATGATCATCAACCTTCAAAAGATGGTGGATCTCGAAAAGGAGAAAGCAGACGCCAAAAAGAAGGCCGACGAGGAAGAAAAAGCACGCATCCAGAAACTAGACGACCTTCGCAAAAGCGAACTTGAGCGACTTCAAGAACAAAAGATCGCCATTGAGCAAGGGGAACAGGCTGCTCACGCATTCCGACTTCAGCAGCAGGGACTCGATCAGGGGACAGCCGAGGCGATCGCCGCAGCTCAGGCCGCAATGGATGCTGCAAAGGACAAGGATAAGAACAAGAAACCCATCGAGCAAACGACCAATACCGCAGTTGAGTCTCGACTGCTGACGCGTGGACCGAAAGAGGATACTCAGCAGAAGATCGTCGAAAACACCAAGCTCACGGTTGAACAGCTCGCCAAAGTCGAAGAGGCCATCAAAAAGCTTGAGCCATCAAAAACCGACAACTCTCCAAAGATAGAATTGCAGGTGATCAAGTAATGGCAGCACTCGAAGTCACCGAAATGTGGTCCAAGCCGACGTTCGACGTTCGCCTGACCGATAACTTTCGCAAGCTCACTACCAAGCTACAGCGAGCCTACCAGGTTCTCACGACCCCCGATGCGGTCGAGTGGGACGTGTTTCAGGCCAATGGCATTCCAGCCGCTGGATCACCATTTAGCGACGCGTTCCCATTTGTCTATGCGGATGGTGCCTCTGTCGAACGAGTGTCTCCGATCCTTTGGGTGGTGACCATCGATTACAACGGCGAGATTGCACCGGACGATTCCGATCCCGATTCACCTAACAATCCCATCTTTGCACCGCCTCGAATCGACTGGGACGATGTTGAGAGCGAGGAAGAGATCGATGAGGACTGGGACGGAAACCCCATTCAAACGGCAAACTTCGAGCCCATTGAAGGAGTAAAGGCTCTGATCCCAGACCAAACGGTCTCAATCAAACGAAACATGATGTCGTTCTCGCCGTACGTCCAGGCACGCTACCGCCGATCGGTCAATTCCGATCTGTTTTTGGGATGGCCTCCAGGAACCGCAAAACTCATGAAGCTTTCCGCTTCCAACGTCTTTGGAGAGACCGGAGGCTATTGGGAGATCAGTGCACAAATCCGATTCCGATTCCCATACCGAACTACCGCTGAAAAAGCATGGTATGCCAGAGTCCGTCACGAAGGCTATTACGAGCGGATCGAACTGAGTGGGCCAAACGACACGAGGATTGTTCGTGCCGTCGACGGGAACAAAGAACCGATGACGCGAAAGATATTGCTTGATTCTTCCGGCTACCGGCTCGAACCACCTGCCGACGGCGAGCAGCAAATCGCCCATTGGCTTGAGTTCAAACTGTACGACTCACTTCCTTATTCCGCACTAGGACTGATCTAACATGGCAACCGTCCAAAACGTCACCATTATCCTTCCTGATTCCTCCATCAACGATGTCGACATCGCAGCGAATGCAAACATCGATCCGACCAAGATGGCTCAGCGAGTCCTCGCCGAGTACGTCGTTCCTGTGTCAGCGTTTCGCGTCTGGGATGCTGTCGCTTCCAATCCTGTCTCGGCCGCGTCCTCGGACGATCTCGGCTTGGTGACCGGCACATGGGGTACAAACCCAGTTCGGATCACCGCTGGCGATCTCAAGGCCCTTGGTGCAACAACCCGACGCATCTACTTTTCCGTGCCCGTTCCTCCCAACTTCGAAAACGGCCAGACAATCCAAATCCGAGCCAACGCAAAGATGGAAACGACCGTTGCTGACACCTCGTGCACGATCGACTTCGAAGCGTATGCAGGAACGTCTGGATCTCCTGGTTCTGACTTAGTGACCACCTCCGCGACGAGCATGAACTCGCTCACCGCGTCAAACTACGATTTTACCGTCACTGGATCGAGTCTGGCTGGAAAGCTTCTCGAGGTCCGTATGTCGATTGCGTGCAACGACGCAGCAACGGCAACTGCGGTCACTCCCGCCGTTTACAAGGTATCACTGCTTTGCGACACGCGAGGTTAATTGATGTCATCGGTTGAGATCGCAGCATTCAGCCCTGAAAAGGCACAGCGAATCTGGCAAGCGGTTCTCGCCTTCGAGCGAGGCATCGATGCCATGAAGACAGACATGCGTCCGTCGATCGATCCGCCGATCTATTTTGTGAACCGGACGAGCCATACGGTTCCGGCTTACGGTGTAGTTCAAATGAACGACACCGAGGAAATCGGATACCAAAATTACATCGCCATCGATCGTCCGTTTGACTATACCAACTCGGTGATGGGTCCGTTCTTGGTCAATGGTCCGAACGAGGTCGAGCCAGGCGACACTGGCATTGCTCAACGCGGACCGATTTTCCGGGCATTGAATGGTGGAGTCTCGTTTGCAACCGGAACTAGGCTGGGACCGAAACCAAACACGTTTGAGCTCGAGAAAGGATGTTTGTTCACCGTCATCGGCTCAGACGACATTGCTACAAACGTCACTCGAGTTATTGCCTGCGAAACGCCATTGCTCGCAACTGCTGGATCGCTTGGTATCGCCGGCAACAGCAGCGGGACCGTGACAGCCAGGCTTCCGAGCTCCGGAAACTGGAGTCCAGGAACAATCACCTATACCGCATGGGCACCGACATCGACACCGATCAGTGCCAATGCGATCGTGTTGATATTTCCAGTCGATGCGAAATGGGTCGCTGTGGAGATTTGCTAAATGGGCTGCTTTGGATCATGCAACTGTTCGCCGTGCTGCATGGACGCCTCCGAACTCGCAGAAATCGCCACTGGAGTCACCATCGTTCGCGGAGGTGAAACCGATCCCGTTTCGTTTGTTTCGAATGGATGTTGTCACACAGCAACAGCAACCGACGACACCATTTACTACACCTGCGACACACTTCTAGTCGCGGAACGCTACATCAATGAGACAATCCAGGTCTCATCAAAGATGATCAAGTCGAAAAAGTTCGTGCTGGATCCGCCAGGCACCTACCAACAGGGAGACGTGTTTTGCACGTTCTTCTACGACGAACCGAACGCCAGTGCGGCGGACTACTGCGACGACGTCTACAACTGCGGAACCGTCAATCGTGCGGTTGAACTGATCAATCAAAAGTGGATTGCAGTTCGCTGGGCTTATGGAGAAACCAAGGTATCGATCTACAAAGCCAATATGACGTGCGAGTATGGCGGTGCGATCGAATGCAAATATGTCGTCGAGTGTGCCGTAGAGGTCCGAGCTGCTCACGGTGCAGGTAGCTGGTCATCGTTTACAAAGACCGCCAGCATGAGTGCCCAATCCACATGCTGCGAGCAAAACATTCAAGGATACGATTTCAACAGCGGATTTCCTCCATCGCCAATTCCTGGAATTGAGTGCACCACGACAAAAGCAACCCACGACTCGGCGTTCGATTGCAACGAGGACGTGGAATTTGGTGCTGAGGTATCGTACTGGCTTCTGCGTTACAAAGTTTACGACACCGCCGACGACATTCCGACGACCATCACATTTACTGACGCGGACGTCAACGAATGCAATCTGGAAACATGTATTGAGGGCGTGGACTCCCTTTGCTTTTATCCCATCGGTGCTGGTCTCGATACTGAGACAGGTGGAACGATTCGCAGCATTGGCTATCTCTACAACTGCCAGTTCTGTTTCAATATCGGTATTGAATGCGATGTTTGTGCAAAGTTTAGCGGTGGATACCCATGTTCCTGCGATTTGGATCGCGAAACCGACAGGACGCACTCCGAGTCCAGGTTTACTGAGGACGGAATCATGCAGACATTCAACGTCGTCAACAATCCCTTCATGGTCGAGACGAGCGTCTGCCACAATCTATTCTGGGAAAATTATGCACCCGGAAGATGGCTTCAGGATTGCGAAACATGCGACAACCCAATCTACCCAGGTCCGCCTTCGGACGAGCAGAACGAATGCAACTGGTGGGACTGCATCGACTGCTATTTTTCTGGTGCCGATCCAATTGTCCCCGTCTATCAAATGAAGGTGGCGACGGTCGATAGTTACACGTTCTCCGTTAACTTTACCAAGCAGATTGAGCCGACCGACGAGGTTTGCATCCCCTTCCCTACGGTCGTAGTGACTCTCACCTAGCAGGAAACCATGCGAGTCGGTGTTCATTTTGACAATCCAGAATCGAG